ATTGACACCTAATACTGGTAATAACCCTACACCTCGTATGACAAGAGGATTGAATATTACTGGTAATACTACTATAACTGGTAGTCTTATTCAATCAGGTGCAGTAAGTATACAAGGTGATACTACATTTAAAAATAAAAACGGAGATACTAGTAATGTTATATTAGGTAGTAATGCAATGAGTAATATAACTGGTAGTATTATGAATAGTGTTGCAATTGGAACAGGTGCAATGAGATACGCTAGCGGCTCAAGTCAAAATGTTGCCATAGGTGCAAATGCATTAGCAGTGACAACTGGTACTAATAACTTTGGATTGGGTAATGAAGCATTAGCAAACAATAGGGAAGGTAATCAAAATATGGCAATTGGTGTGGGTGCATTAAATGCAAATATTAGTGGAAATATCAATGTTGCAATTGGTAATGATGCTTTATTTTATAATCAGGCAGGTGGACAAGTTGCAATTGGAGCTAATGCATTGAAACAATCAACCACAGGTGGCCAAAATTTAGCTATTGGTTTCGCTGCAATGCAAGAAAATACAATCGGAGAACAAAATGTGGCAATTGGTGCAGCTGCGGGTAGAGATAATAAAACTGGTATTGAAAATGTTTACATAGGTTGGACTGCAGGTTTAAATGCAGGTAATGTAAATCTAAATACTATAATAGGTGCAAGAGCAGGAAGTGGTATTAAAAGTGGTGAAAATACAATCATTGGATGGAATGCTGCATCAAATATAACTTCAGGTAGTGGTAATACAATCATTGGTAGTCGTGCGGGTGAATATGTGAGTTCAGGTAACAATAATATATTTATAGGAAATTACACAGGTCAAAATGTTAGTGGTAGTTATAATACTTTAATAGGTAAAATAACGGGTAGTGGAAATTGGAATAATGTAATTGCATTATCTGACGGACAAGGTAATATTGAAGCAATATATAGTGGAAGTGTATGGTCAATGAATGCACCTGTCAACTTTACAACTGGTAGTAATCAACAAGCAGGAACGGCAGTATTAAATGGTGGAAACCCAGGTACAGTAACAGTATCAAACTCATTGGTGACTGCAAACAGTATTATAATGGTAAGTAAACAAACATTGGCTCACTCTAATGGATATGTAGCAGTAAGTGCTAAGAGTGCAGGTAGTTTCACAATTACCTCTAACCATAATGGAGATACAGATACAGTAGGATGGTTTATTATCAATAATTCATAATCAAAAAAATAACTACAAATCAAAAAATAATTGTTATTACAATATAAACTAAAAATATATGAACGCAAAAAAAGTACTAAATAAAATTGTTGAGTTTTTATCAGCAAATGAAGTTGAATTAACTTATGCTAAATTAGCAGATGGAACAATTGTAGAGTCTGCAACATTCGATGTAGGTGAAGACCTATTCGTAGTTTCAGAAGATGGAACTAAATCTCCAGCACCAGATGGTATGCATGACTTAATGTTGAAAGATACAGAAGGTAATGAAACTATGCTTAAAGTAAAATCTGAAGCAGGTAAAATAGTTGAAAGAGAAAATGTAGAAATGGCTGATGAAAAAGTTAAAGACATTCCTCAGGCAGGCACTTATACAAAGGATGACGAAGTTCCGGAAGTAGCAGGTGAAATTAAATCAGGAACATTGAAAATGGAAGAAGAAACCGATGAGGTTGAAACTTTACCAGAAGATGCAACTAAAGAAGAAAAAGAAGTTGAAATCAATTTAGGTAAGAAAATGGAAGAAATGGCTTACAGAATTGAAGAGATGGAAAAGAAGATGATGAAGATGGAAGAAGCTATGATGCCTCCAGTAGATGAAACTGTAACTGAAGAAGTTGCAATGGAAGAAGAAGAGTTACCTAAATTAGATGGTGCTCCAACAGACGAAGCTACTAAATTCACATCTGAAACAAATAGAAAAAATTATGGTAAGAAATCAAAAGACACACAATCTTCTTTCTTATCTAAACTTTATAAATAAATTAATAACAATCATTTAAATTAAAAAAATGAAAGCAAGACAAAATTTCGCACTTCCTACTATTACTACTACCTACGCAGGTGAGGCAGCAGCAGGATACATCGCAGCAGCGTTGTTAAGTGCAAACACATTGGATAAGAAGCTTGTAACTATCATGCCAAACGTGAAGTTCAAATCTGTAATCCAAAAATTAGACGTGAGCGGTATCGTACAAGATGCATCATGTGATTTCACAACTTCAGGTAGCGTAGCTATTTCTGAGCAAGTTTTAACTCCAAAAGAGTTACAAGTTAACTTACTATTATGTAAGCAAGAATTCGTAGATAGCTGGGAAGCTTTACAATTAGGTTTCTCTGCATTCGATGAAATTCCAAAGAACTTCAACGATTTCTTAATCTCTTATGTAGGTGGTAAAGTAGCAGAAGCAACAGAAGAAGCAATCTGGACAGGTAATAACGCATCTAACGGACAGTTCGGTGGTTTCCAAAACGCATTCTCTTCTTCAATTGCAGCTGGAACAACAGTAGTATCTGGAGCAATCACAGTATCAACTGGTGTTATCCCTGCATTCTCTGGTAGCACTTTAATCGGTGGTCAACCAATGAGTGGTTCTATTACATCTACAAATGTAATCGCTAAATTAAACGATATCGTAAACTCTATCCCTGATACAGTTTATGGTAAGCCTGATTTATTGTTGTATGTATCTACGAATGTAGCTAAGGCATACCAACAAGCTTTAGGTGGTGGTGCAGTAGGTGCTAACGGATGGAACAACCAAATGAACGTGGGTGAAAAACCATTCAACTTCAATGGTATTGAAATCGTATGGTGTCCAGGTATGGATGCTAACAAAGTAGTTGCAGCTCAAAAATCAAACTTATTCTTCGGAACAGGTTTATTATCTGACTACAATGAAGTAAAAGTATTGGATATGGCTAACATCGACGGTTCTCAAAATTACAGAATTGTAATGAGATACACAGGTGGTACTCAATTCGGTATTGGTCAAGACATCGTATACTACGGAGCTTACTAAAAAAATAATTAAAGGGTGGGTCTCAACACTCACCCTTTTTAATAACAAAACTAAAAAATTAATATATGCCTTGTTCATTAACTCTAGGAAGAACAGAAGTATGTAAAGAAAGCATCGGTGGTTTACAGGGTGTTTACTTTATCAATTACGTGACGGGTTCTTTCACAGAAACAGCAGCTCAAACAGCAACTCCAATGGGATTGTTGTCAGGTGTTCCATCTGGCTCAATTTTGTATTACTACGAATTGAAAGGAACTAGTGCATATACTGAAACTGTCAATACTTCAAGAGAGAACGGAACTACATTCTTTTCACAAGAATTAACTCTGAACTTAAAGAAGTTAACAAACGAAATGACTACTCAATTAAAGCTTATGGCTTATGGTAGACCTCAAATAATCGTTTGGACTAACAATGGTGATGCATTCTTAGTAGGTAAAAAAGAAGGTGCTGATATGACCGGTGGAACAATTCAAACTGGTGGAGCTTTAGGAGACCTTTACGGATACTCTTTAACTTTCACAGGTATGGAACAATTCCCTGCTCAATTCTTATCTGGAAGTACTACTGCAAATGCATTAGGTGGATTGACTGCAAACTACACAGTAGTTTACGGAGCATCTGCATAATATCATTCGGTATAAACACTAAAAATATTAAGCCCTACTCTTTGGAGTGGGGTTTTTTTATTTGGCAATATCATAAATTATTTGTATCTTCTATTATGTTTACAATATATCATATACCAAATTTCATACATTCCGATGGGTCAATAGGAAAAATAGGTTGTGCAAATAATGCAAAAAAAAGAGTTAATCAACAAGGTTATAATCAATATGAAATATTAGAAGAACATATAGATGTTTATCATGCATCTGATAGAGAAATTGAATTGCAAAAACAATATGGATATAAAGTAGATTGTATACCATATTATGTTACAATCAATGCACCAAATAGACAATCATCACAAATTTGGGCAAGTAAACTTGGAAAAATACAAGGTAATAAAAATGTATTGAATGGCCATTTGGAAGAAATGAGAAAAAAAGGTAACCCATCATTAGGTGGTC